TATATGGGCGAGACTATATAAACGAATACAGTTTAATATTTACGTAACTGTTTATGTGAGAGAAAAGATGCCGAGAGTAAAGAACATTATTAAAAGAGTAGGAGAAACCTGCACTATCGTCATGTGCTATAGTCCAGTCGTATTGTATTTGTATGGATGTATTGTGTATGACTATGTAACAAACTATACTGACAGTAATATGACAAAGTGATTTGACATTTGTTTGACAAGCATGTGGGGGTACCCCCCTACCCCCTACCTACCCGAATGTATGTCGCTGCATATGTATATGCGTCTGACGGAGCAGCTTAGCCTTTTCACGATACGGCTGAAAAATTTGAGATCTTTACGCGCCTAAAAAATCCCCCAGAATAAAATCACAGATATATACTTTGTGGGGAACAGAATAAGTGTGAGGGAATTCTTCCGAAGAGCACCACCGCATCAATTGCAAGTGGGCGACTTAGTAACGTGCTCTTGTCATGGGGGCATTGCTATAGTAATAGAGATATATGATGGTGATGATATAGAGTCATATATGTCCATGGATATGTGTAAGATATATTGGATACGATACCCACATAAGGGCATTAAAGAAAGAGTATGGATGCATACTATAAGTCGGTTGTACTTATTCAAAGGGAATAAGCGATTAGAGTACGTAGATTATGGATGATCCAGCGGATTTTAGGAACATAGACGGAATATTCAACGTAGGGGACTTGGTAGAGTACACAGGTTACCACTTTTCACCAGACTACAAATACATCGACGAAGATGATTATAAGCTTGGGTTGGTGATGGGTGTGAAAAAGCGCACGTACTACAAGCCGGTGTATACGGTATTTTGGTTTAAAAGTGGACGTAAACAAGAGGTTGTTGAAGACCATTTAAGTTTGGTGGTTAAGCAAATTAAGGACTATTTATAGCGATGAAAGCGAGTGCGCATATAGACCGCTTTCTTAAGGATGATTTAAATGTACAAATATATAATTGCAGCTACGTTGATAACGTATACAGCTGCTCATGCTAATACCAAAGCTATAGCTAGTGAAAACGCCGAACTGGCGCCGTTGCAAATCCCCTGGGATGTTATAGGTACGTACGAAACTGTGTTAAGTAACCGTACGATTAAGTTCTTACCACCCGCCGGGGACTGCGTCGTATCTGACGAATTGGTTAGCAAGGATGACTTTTTGTTACAGCTCCGTAACTGTCATCAAAAAAGAAAGGGGTGGTTGAAGATATAACCTGCATATATAGTATGTGGGTAAAATCGATAATATTGTCCTGGAACCAGGAGATATCCTGTATGACACCGTTACTGGCGACATAGCGGTTTTACTTCGACGGACGATATCCACGTCCCATAAGTGGTCATTTCATCCTCAGATACCCGACGACGGTACATTTAAGATGTATGCATGGAAGATGTACTGGGTACCGCCTGATTGGTGCACGTATACTGAGTCTAGTCTGTATACGATGATAGAGAGTGGTCGACTTATCCTGTATAAAGGAAGGTCACCAAAATGACTACGAATTACTGGCGTGATCAGATTGCGCATGTTATACTATATCCCGGAGATATGATTGTGGACAGCTTAACCGGACATTATGGTCTGCTTGTTGAGCGCGTAAAAAAAGATGTTGGTTATGAAAGCGAATCGAATATATACTTTTGGAGAGTAAACTGGTCTTACCTTCAAAGTGACTATCGAGATACCCCCAATCCTGATTGGATGGAAGAAGATGGTCTGAAGATGTCAATACTCGTTGGATTCTATGACCTGTATTCCCCTAACAAAGGAAAAATTTAGGAAAAAAATTATGAAAAAAATTTCGACGTTTGGAGGGAAAATTGTTGTCTGTTGATATCGACCCATTCCGCATTGGCGATCTTGTGAGATATATCTACTATGATTGGGATTCGGCTTCACAACTCCCCGGTGGGAACCCGTCTGGCATTGAAAAAAGTAACCTTGCGTTTATTATTGATATTGTGGACGATCCTGATGAAAAGCAAGTTGAACTGTTTCGCAAAGTTTTGATATACGATACCCGGCTACAAAAAACTGTCCTAGCTCACACGCATAGTATCGAATTTATTTCACGTGCCACGTAGTTACTATGTGAAGCGGTTCAACGAAATTTTAAAACCAATCGTGATCGCTGCCGTTTTTGTAAATGTCTTTTTATTCTTTTTTGGGCTGTACGTCGACCTTCCCGACATTCAAATTTTAGCAATCTTAAACACAATTTTTTTAAGTTTTGCACTTTTACAAGAAGAAAAGAGCTGAAACCTCATATTTAATTATAGAGGGTGTTCGTGTGAAGTCGTTATTAATAGCGCTGGGATTGTTATCGTGCACGCAAGATTATTCGGTAATAAACTCAAAAGAACCCGAAACAATTGTCATAACCGAAACCGTCACTGAGACTGAAACTGTTGAAGTTGAAATCGAAGTACCTGTTTACGTTGAAGTAGAAGTACCCGTTAATGAGGGTGTCATTTGGATTGATTCATTTACACAGCATATGTCGATTGATGGAATCGATATTTTGTGGGTTGTTGATCGTTCAGGTTCGATGGGAAGATTTAATACTGAATTATTAGCTGGAGTCGAGGCTATGTTATTGGCTCTTCCAATCTCTGACTGGAGATTGGTTATGATTAGTGCTGACCCTGATAGAGCAGTTGTTAGCAATGAGTTTCCTTTGGTTCCGGGCGATGATATAGACGATGCCGCGGCAATGTTGGCAACACTTACGTCTGCACCAAAGGAAGAAGGCTTTAACGCGGTTTATCAATATATTAATCATAATCCATATTCAGCAACCTGGATGCGCGCAGATGCAGGGTTACTGGTAGTGTTTGTCTCAGATGAAGAAGAGCAAAGTCATTTGGCTTATCCATCTCCTATGGATTTTATAAGTTGGTATGGCTCATTAAGAATGGGCTCGGTGTTTATGGCTAGTATCGTAAACCATGATCCTAGTGTTTCTTTATGCGCTTGGGTTAGCCCTCCTGATATTGGTGTGAGATACATGGACGCAACCACAATGTTGGGCGGCGTAATTGTTGACATATGTGATACAGACTGGTCTCCCGGCGTTACTGATGCCACAAACTCAATTGAACCGGTTGAAAAAATAGAACTGACACATAAAGCCGAAATTGATTCAATTAGAGTTTTCATAAATGGTTCTCTCAATCATGATTGGCTTTATGTTGAATCAGAAAATACAGTGTACTTTACCGTAATACCAACTGCCGGACAATTAGTTGAGGTCGGATATCGATACATCGAACTAGATACTGGAGCCGTTGATACCGGTCCTTAAGGAAATATAAAATGAAAAAGTTATTTAAATTATTAGGTGTAGTTGGGATGTGCCTGCCATTTTTATTTATAAATGGTGCAGCGTGGAGTGATGATTACAAGCCACGCAACCCTGTAGAGAAAATTAACAAGTCGTTGACTGTTGTTGAAAAGAAAGTTAGAAATGCTGCTGTTAAAGTTATAGCCGGCGGGGGTCATGGTAGCGGAACGGTAGTGGACTATAAAGATTTAACTATTGTTCTAACAGCGCGGCATGTTGCAGATGGACCAATTGGTATGGAATATGTGGTCTCCACAGCACAAGAAAAACGCAAAGCTGTTTTGGTTTATCAAAGCCAAGAACATGATGTTGCTGTTTTGGTGTTAAAGAAAGATTTTAATCGCCTCAAGCCAATGCCTTGGAAGCCAACAAAAAGCTATGATGTTGGCACTGACATTGTTTACTCCGGACATCCATCTTGGCACAAGCTTATGTCTTTTCAAGGTAGAATTGTCGGTTATGAAGATGTTGCTGGGTCAGGTACACAGCTAATTGTGAATACTTATGGTTGGTTTGGTTGCTCTGGTTCCGGAGTTTACAACACAGATGGCGAATTAGTTGGTATACTATTTGGTGTAGATGTTCAATATAGACACGGTGTCCAAATTCAAGAAAATATGATTTGGGTTGCTCCAATTAAAAATATTAAAATTGATACTGCATTAGACGCTTTTTGCAGAGGTAGCGTCAAAGAATATAAAGCCTGTAAATGAATCGAAAATGGAATAACTTTCTCACTGAAGGTGAGAGAAAAGAAGTAGGAATTGTTGTTTGTCTTAATGATAAGCAGCAATTTCTTGTTATTAGGCGGTCTGATATCGACCACAGAGCAGGTCAATGGACTATTCCAGGTGGACATATAGACGACGAAGATGATTCTATAGAAGCTGGAGCTGTTCGAGAACTGGACGAAGAGGCAAATTTGTTGTGTAATACTAGCAACTTAGTTTATTTGGGTGAACCAAAACCACAAAAATACTATTTTTTAACAAGAAAATGGACCGGAGAGGTCAATGTAGACAAACCAAATCCACATACCGGGCAAGTTGAGCATGATGATTGGAAATGGCTCACTATAGAACAAGTAAAAGACTTGGAGAATAGCGAGATACCGATCTATTTATTGGAGAAAGCTTTAAAACTTGCAGGATTTGACGAAAATGAGTGATTTATACGGACCTCTCGACGAAAAAAAGAAGAAACGAAAGAAAGCTGGAACGGAATCTGGCAAAGAATCATCTTTAAGAGACTGGTTTGGTCGTAAAGGCGCCAAAGGTAAGAAGAAAGGGTGGGTTGATTGCAACGCACCTGACGGAAAGGGTGGTTATAAGTCTTGTGGTCGAGGTTCTGGTGAGAAACGTAAGAAATATCCTGCTTGTAGACCCACCCCTGGTGCTTGTAAAGAGCGTGGTAGAGGTAAATCATGGGGTAAAAAAGCCAAAAAGAGAAAAAATGAGGAATTATACATGGATTTAGAGCAAATCATCCAAGAAGAACTCGAAGCTGTACTTGAAGAAAATAAAATTAAAAAACTTGAAGATCAATACGTTAATAACAAAAGCGTAGCAGCACTCCAACAGCTCACTAAACTGTCTAAAATGGGCAAGTATGACATGAATCGCTTGAAAAAGCGTATGAAATCAGTCAAAGAAGAATTAGAAACTGTTCTTGATGAAAAACGAAAGAAAAAGAAGAAGAAAAAGAAGAAAGCTAAGAGAGATGCTTGCTACCATAAGGTAAAATCACGTTATAAAGTGTGGCCATCCGCTTATGCTTCCGGTGCTCTTGTTAAATGTCGTAAGGTTGGCGCTAAAAACTGGGGTAATTCCAAGAAAGAATCGGTTGAAATTCAAATTGAAAACGAAATAGTCGAAGAATTAGTCGAACTTTACATGTATGAGGAAACTGAAAAGTACCTTGAAGAGTCTTTTGCTTATGGTCTCATAGAAGAAGACGATGAATTGACCGAAAAAAAGAAAAAGAAGGCTTGCAAACCGTCTAAAGGTAAAAAATTCGCTAGAAGAGTTAAAGGAAGATGTGTTTCTTATGGTCAAGCCGGAAAAGCTAAGGGTGGTGGGGCTAGAATTAAGCCCGGTACCGGAAAAGGCAATGCATATTGCGCAAGATCGTATGGCGATATGAAATCTCACGGAAAAGATTGTTCTGGAAAGGATAGAGGAACCCCATTGTGTCTCTCACGTCAAAAATGGAAGTGTTCAGGTAAATATTCACGTAAAGGCAAGTAAAAAATGCAATCTGATGAGCAAATTTTAGCTAAAACATCTGCTTTACTTGATATTTTACAAGAAAAATGTTGGGATGGTTACAAACAGGTTGGTTTAAAGAAAAAAGGCGACCGAATGGTGCCTAATTGTGTCCCTGTTAACGAAAAAGTACTTCGTGAAGTCACCGAAGACGAGATGCGAGTGCTTGAAGACGTTCTTGACGACCTAGATACGGCAAATTTACCTCTAAATGACCTTTTTAGTGGTAAAATGCGTGTTGTTATTCCTTTTCCAACAACAGATCCAAGTACAGACCTTGGAAAGTTCGCAAATTTCTTTGAAACACAAGAATATGACGTACAATGGGATAAGGGAATCGTTTCGGCTACGAGAGAGGTGACTAGTATTAGTGATATGGTTGCTTATCTTGGTGGCGACCCACAAAAAAAGAAAACTAAGAAGATTCAGATGAAAATTGGCAAATTATTCGCCAAAATAGCCGATATTGGCAGAAAACTGAAAGAAATACAGAAAAATGACCCCGAATTTCAAAAAAATGAAGATTACAAGCGTCTAACACAACAAAGACTCTTATATATTCCCAATCCCGGCATAGCTGGACCTGCGGGCTATGATTTAGAGGATTTAGCCACAAAATACGGTGAATACTGGCAACAAAACGCCGCGTACATCAAAAATAACATTAATGAGATTGATAGTGACAAATTTTCCATTATTATTACTCGACATCCGATAGATGTACTCAGAATGAGTGATTTTGATACGATTACCTCTTGTCACTCTCCAGCTAGTCGCACAAATGCCTATCAATCGTACTATAAATGCGCTGTAGCCGAGGCTCAGGGTCATGGAGCGGTAGCATACGTGGTAGAGACTGAAGAGCTTCTGAGCGCCACTAACACGGGAAATATTGATAGTGCCGAACAAGAAATCCAAGAAGGTGAGATATTCGCAGACGATAAAAGACCATTTACGGGTGATATTAAACCACTTTCTCGCTTGCGTCTCCGTCATGTTAGGTACTATGACACTGATGAACCGAAACGATATGACGATGGTCAAGACGTTGGCATGCCCGAGAAGCGTGTATACGGCGCAGACATTCCCGGCATAGCAGATACAGTCTCAGACTGGGCAAGAGCGTCTCAAGAAGATGTGATTCAAAACATGCCAAGAGAAGATGGCAAGGTTAACTTAGATAGATTTACTCTTTTCGGTGGCTCTTACGAAGATACAGCCGGCACCGCAGGAAGAGCACAGCTCATGCAAATGTTCTTAGGCACAGATGAAGTGACCGGTAACATGCAACAAAACACAGACACCGAAGATAGCCTTGATGCTAACTTAGTTGGCGATATTATCGCACAATACGAAGGTGAATGCGAAGATATAATGAATGAATTCAACGACAGAATGGCTCAAACATACACCGACTACGAAGTTGGTGATGATGGCGGTGAAGGAGCGTTTATCAGACCTTTCGCAGCGTTTATTGCAAAGTGGCCGGTTGATGAGTGGAAAAGACTGCCCGGTAACAACGAAGAAGTTGTATGGAATTCAGTTGATGAGCTAAATGAAATATTTGGTGATATATTTTACCCGTCTGATGTTGATACTCCTACAATCCGTCGTATTCGAGAAGAAATACATTTAACTATTAAGGTTAATTTTGAGCATCCAAGCATTTACGGTAACTCATATATGGCTCTGCCTGATGAATACCGAGAGGCGCTTCAAAAAATTGATTCTGTTATCGATGACAGAAGAGATACTTTTGAAGAAGTGCTCACCACATACTTCAAGCGTGAAGGTCA